AGAAACTTAAAACAGCAATGGATGCCGGCAACAAGATTGAAGAAGCATATTGGGACAAACGACAGTTGGTCAAGAAGATTAACCTAACTAGTTTGTATGGTGCTATTCTTAATCCAGGTTGCAGATTCTTTGACAAGCGTATTGGACAAAGTACCACTTTAACTGGTCGTGCTATTGCTCGTCATATGGCAGGCAAAGTTAATGAAGTTATCACAGGTGAGTTTGATCACGTTGGTAAAAGTATTATCTACGGTGACACAGACTCATGTTATTTCTCTGCCTACAATACATTAAAAATTGATATCCAAAAGAAACTTATTCCTTGGGATAAAGATATTGCTATCCAATTATATAATACAATTGCAGATAATGTTAATGCTACATTCCCACAGTTCATGTTAGATGCTTTCCACTGTCCAAAGAGTCGCGGTGAAGTTATTAAGGCAGGGCGTGAAATTGTTGCTATCAAAGGCTTGTTCATTACTAAAAAGCGTTATGCGGTATTGTACTATGATAAGGATGGCAAGAGATACGATAGCGAGAATAAACCTGGTAAGATCAAAGCTATGGGTTTAGATTTAAAACGCAGTGATACTCCAGAATTTATGCAGAAGTTTCTTGAAGAAGTTCTTACTAAAGTTCTAAATGGTAGTCAGGAAGATGAAATTTTAGAAATGATTTCTGAATTCCGAACTGAATTTAAAGCACGGCCAGGATGGGAAAAAGGTAGTCCTAAACGTGCTAACAATATTGCTGAATACCAAGAAAAAGAAAAGAAAGCAGGTAAGGCTAATATGCCAGGCCATGTTCGTGCAAGCATCAATTGGAACACTCTTAAACGTATGAACGGTGACAAATATAGTGCCAACATTGTTGATGGTATGAAAGTTATTGTTTGCAAGGTAAAATCTAATCCGCTAGGATATACAAGTATTGCATATCCAGTTGATGAACTTAGACTGCCTAAATGGTTCCAGGACTTGCCGTTTGATCATGCTGAAATGGAAGCAACAATTATCAATAATAAACTTGATAATCTTATCGGAGTTCTAGAGTGGGATCTAGAATCAACAACCGAAACAAACACATTTAATTCTTTATTCAGTTTTGATTAAAATATTACTTGACTTTCTTCCTAAATCTAAATAAACTAACTAAAAGGAAATTATTATGAAATCTATTCTTCAGGACATCGTTGCACATACTAACAAATTAGGTTTTCTTAACATTGTTAAAATTACAGGCACTGATCAAAAAACTTCAATTGACTCTATGGCAGATGACCGTACAGTTATTATGTATGCCGAGACTGCTAATCCATATCCAGATATGATTGGTACATATGGTATGCCACAACTTGAAAAACTACGCTATCTATTAGATGGTAAAGAATATCAAGAAGATTCTAAAATTGAAGTAGTTACTGCTGAACGTAATGGCGAAACTATCCCAGTTGGTCTCCACTTTGAAAACAAAGATGGCGACTTCAAGAATGACTATCGCTTTATGAATCAAGACATTATTAATGAAAAATTAAAAACTGTTAAATTCCGTGGTGTTAAATGGGATGTAGAAGTTGAGCCAACACTTGCTTCTGTTCAACGTTTTCAATTCCAAGCAGGTGCTAATACAGAACATACAACTTTTTTGGCAAAAACAGAAGGCGACAAATTAACATTTACATTCGGCGATGTTAGCAGTCATGGTGGTGAATTTGTATTTGCCACAGGTGTTGTTGGAAAGATTACTAAAGCATGGACATGGCCTGTAACCAGTGTATTGAGTATTTTAAAAGTTGCAGATGCTAACAACACTAAAATTAGTTTTAGTAATGAAGGTGCTATGCAGATTACTTTAGATAGCGGACTGGCTACTTACAAATATATTATTCCAGCAAACGCATAAAATGAAACAAGTTAATTTAACACCACTACAAAAAGACTATGCGGTATATTTGCCAGCAATTAGTAGTTTTTATAGTACATATATTGCCAAACAAAGAATAGAAAAATTTATACCAGACGATCGTATCCCTAAAGGATTTGATCGCGGTATCGAAGGTATGAATTTTTTAAATCCCGAAGATGGTTATTTTACATACAAATATGGTTTGTATTCTGCAGGTCATGCACAATTAGATCTTAATAAAAGTGTTATTCAAGAATCAATGATACAACAACGAGATCGTAATAACACTATGATCTTAGGCGACTCAGGTGGATATCAGATTGGTAAGGGTGTTCTTAAATTTGATTGGTTAAACTTTGAAGGGCCAGCCGCAACTAAAACTAGACAACAAATTTTAGATTGGCTTGAACTAACTGCTGATTGGTCAATGATGTTAGACGTTCCTACTTGGGCTTGTGATCACATTCATAGTCCTAAGACAGGGTTGAAAACATTCGATGATTGTTTAGATAAAACAAAATATAACAACAAGTTCTTTTTAGATAATAGACAAGGACTTACAAAGTTTTTAAATGTTCTCCAAGGCAACGATTGGGATACTGCTGAGAAGTGGTATAATGGAGTAAAAGAATTTAGCGATCCAGCAGTTTGGGGCGATAAGGCCGCAGAAGGTTGGGCCATGGGTGGCGCTAATATGTGCAAGATGGATATTACCCTAAAGCGACTAATGACTCTTAGAGACGAAGGTTTGCTTAATGGTAAAGACTGGATGCACTTCCTGGGCACAGCACAATTAGATTGGGCTGTATATTTGACTTCAATACAACGACAAATCAGAAAACATATCAATGAAAACTTTACCGTATCTTTTGACTGCGCCTCACCGTTTATCGCAACAGCGCACGGACTTGTCTATACCAACGCACAACACACAACAAAAAGATGGAGTGTTATTATGGACAAAGCCCCAGACAACAAAGCACTTGCAGAATCAGACATACCATTCCCATTCGAAAGTGAATTTGGTCGTAGATTAACAATGGGTGATATTTGTCACTATGCTCCTGGCATGTTGAACAAAATTAAAAAAGAAGGTAAAACATCGTGGGATAGTTTTGCTTATGCTCTTATGATGGGTCATAATGTTGAATGCCATATTGTTGCTGTTCAACGTGCAAATCAATTAGCAGATATTGAAACTACCAGATTTAAACCTGATTGGAGATATTGGAATAAATTAAATGCTAAGGATTCTAATGCTGATCAATACAGCGATTGGGTACCACGTAATATTCTTTATTTCGATCGATTTGTTGAAGAATTGTTTAATACTAAGTCAAAAGCAGAATCATTTGAAATGATTGAGGAAGGATTAAATTTTCTAAGAAGTCTTGAAGGTGCTAGGATGCAAGGTGGTCCTGCTCAAAATATGTTTAATAAACATTTTTCATTCGAAACTGTTACTAAAGTAGAAGAGGTAGATACAGAAGATGTTGAAGATCCAAAGTATAGGGCACTTGAAAACAGATTGGCTGAATAAGCTATTGCATTTAACTAATAATTCTGCTATAATAATATTATGAAACGTGATTATAAAACCGGTGAAACAGATAATGTTGAATTCTTTACAGGAGTAGAGGTTGAACATACTCCTGCATTTGGAATGAAAACATTATTTGTTACAGGAATTCAATCTTTTGAAGATATTGCTAAAAACTTAAATGGTGCAAGGCACATATTCTTTGGTGCTAATCATAGTTTTAATCCTACAAATTATGACGAGTGGAGAAGTTGGGACTCAATGATTCATTTCTTTTTAGAACTAGATTACTTATGTAGTCTTGATATTCCAATTAATCTAGCAGAAGAATTTCTAGAAAGCGGTTTGAATGAGAAAGATAATTTTATTCCACAGATTAGAATTCCACTTCCTTATATTAAATTGTGGAATTACAACACAATGATTAAAATTGATGATAAAGATTTTAAAGCAACTAATCCCGGTGTATGGTCTCACAGTCTGCATACACTTATGGATCGTAGTAAATTTACAGACTGGAATCAATACAAAAACGATGAGGTAATTAAATTTAAATGATTAACGCAAAACTAACTAAACAAGCAAAACAAGAAACTACAGAAGAACGTCTATTCAAATTGCTTGAAAGCATGGATTGGAAACTTTGGGAAATGATGAATATGATGAAAGACAATCTCCCTGAAAAGACCAAGACTCCCAAACCACTTAAATCTGCAACTAAGAAAACAGAAGAATGAACGATCAATCAATGATTTGGGTTACCTTTCGTAAAGAAGGCATCCATATGTATCCCGCAGCCGCAACTGATCCTAAGTTAGCCACAGGCGATGAATATGATGTTAGTTTCCTTGGAACTCCACATCGACATATTTTCCATTTTAAAGTTTCTATTGAGGTCTTCCAAGATGATCGAGATATTGAATTTATTCAGTTTAAGCGTTGGCTTGAGAAGTGCTACAATGATGGCATTCTTGAACTCAACCACAAATCTTGTGAAATGATTGCTCGTGAACTTAACACGACAATCACTGCAAGGTGGCCTGGTCGTAAGACCATCATTGACGTAAGTGAAGATGGCGAGAATGGCGCTACACTTACTTTTTTTAATCAACCCTAATATTAGGAAAAACTTAAATGGCGCAACCCGCTTATATTCAAAAAACTCTTAAAATGAAACCCGAGGTATCTAAGATCTTTGATGATCTTGAGGCTTGGTTAGATCATTGCAGGTTTAATCTTCTTCCATTTAACGAAAGCGATTTGTATCGCAGTCAAGAATACCGTAACTTCCAACGTTGGAGCAACGGTGGAGAACGTCGACCACGCACAGAGTACAAGGGTAATAATCCTCGTCCATACAATCAACGTTAATATGATTTATGTAGTCGATATTGAAGCAGTTTCGACAAGGTACACGGGACAATGGCAGTCTCATGTACCTAATCTCTTACGAAAGGCCGGACACAATGTTCAAATTATTGCTGGACCTACTGATATCCCTGCTGCTACTACCCCTGGTGCTTTTCTTAACTTTGGCGGAACCAATATATACAAGGCTAGTCAGGTTGAGCAGATGGGCCGGCTATTTTGCAACGGAGCCGTTCGCCCAGGTGATCATTTTGTATTTACTGATGCTTGGCACCCTGGTGTCATCAATCTCAAGTACATGGCCGGGCTTCTCGGCATTCCTGTAACTATACACGGATTATGGCATGCCGGTAGTTATGACCCTCAAGACTTTTTAGGTCGTCTTATCGGCGATGCAAAGTGGGTACGACATGCTGAAGAAAGTTTCTTTCACGCTATTGATCATAACTATTTTGCCACTGACTTTCACATTAATCTGTTTGCTAAAACATTTAGCGAAACAGTTGATAACGAATGGAAGATGTCCATAATCGAACAAGGTAAAATTGTTCGCACAGGCTGGCCGATGGAGTATATGGATAATACTCTAAATTTGTACAAGGGTATGAAGAAGCGTGATCTTATTTTGTTTCCCCATCGTATCGCTCCAGAAAAACAAGTTGAAATATTCCGTGATTTAAAAGAGCAGTTACCACAATATGAATTTGTTGTTTGTCAAGAACAAGAACTAACAAAGAATGAATATCATAATTTGCTAGGTGAGGCAAAAATGGTGTTTAGTGCCAATCTACAAGAAACACTTGGCATTAGTTGTTATGAAGGCGCATTAGTAGGTGCTATTCCATTAGTTCCTGATCGTTTAAGTTATACTGAGATGTATTATGACACATTTAAATATCCTAGCAAATGGACTGAAAGTTTTGAAGCGTATAAGAATCATAGACCTAATCTATGTTTCGCTATTTGTCAGCATATGGATCACTATGAGACACGTCTTCCAAAATTACTAGCACAGACTAGAGACTTAACTAATAACTTTTTTAGTGCAAATAAATTACTAGAAAATTTTAAGTAGATTTAAATTTAGTAATTTGCTGATCTCTCGGCGATATGCAATGCATCATTGTACAGGTATGGGACTCATTAGGTAATAGAAAATTAACATCCCATATATTACCTAGTGGTCTATTATTACAATTACTACCAGTAGCCCATCCACCGTGTGATATGCTTAGATACTCGATCCCTGAGTTACATAGCATACCCGTATATCCTAAATTTGCTGCCAGTTTTTCTTCAAATCTTTCTTTAAATGTAGTAGTTTCAAAATGTTTCTGTTCAATTACTAACGGAATAACTTCTATCTTTTTAATTTCTTCTTCTTTTTCTACTTCTGTAATGATAGCAGGTTCAATAAATTCAACACCTGACATTATTGCTAATTGTTTAGAAGTGTATGGAAACATCCCAGCCGCCGTATCTGCTTCGTTATATAGTACTGATTTTCCAACAGTTATTTCATGGTTGGTTTCTACATCTAATGCTCTTTGCATATCTTCTTCAAAATAATCTGGACGAATTGGTACATTTATATTCACATGCTTGTCTTTATTTTTAAATGTATCTAAAATAAATTTAATAAGTGCAGGTTTTTGCCAGTAGTGATATGTAAGATTAAGGTTATCAACATGTGGTTCAATGGCCCACCAATCAAGCCACATTCTACCTCCGTTGGAGTTTAAACTAATTGTGCCATCATTTTCTTTACATAGTTTTAATAGCATAGGAAAATCAAACATGTCTAAAGGTTCGCCACCGTTAAATGTCCAATTAATTTTTCTACCCAACAATGTATAATGATCTATTATTTTTTGTGTAATTTCTAAATATTCAGATATATGATGGGGAGTTTCTCCTCCCCAAAATCTAGTAGGGCAGTATGTGCATTGTGATTTACAATGATCGTGTAAATTCCATATTATTTCTGTTTGCATATTTTATTCAATAGGGTTGACTTTTCTAAATAAAAGTATATAATTACTTATCGAGGTTTAATATGTCAAAAATCAAAATAGCAGAACTATTCTATTCAATTCAAGGTGAAGGACGCTATATGGGAGTGCCCAGTGTGTTCCTTAGAACTTTCGGCTGTAATTTCCGCTGTGCAGGATTTGGCATGCCTCGAGGAGAACTAAGCGAAGAAGCAAATAACATTGATCCAGTTAAATATACAGATTACAAAATGTTGCCACTAGTTAGCACAGGGTGTGATAGTTATGCTAGTTGGGATCCACGTTTTAAGGATCTAAGCCCATTGCTAACTACAGATGCAATTGTAGAACGTATCATGGAAATACTTCCATTTGGTGAATGGCGCGACGAACATCTTGTTATTACAGGTGGTGAGCCATTACTAGGTTGGCAAAAACAATTTCCAGATCTGTTAAAGCATCCTAAGATGAAAGGTCTTAAAGAAATTACCTTTGAGACAAATGGCACAATGAAATTAACCACAGAATTCAAACAATATTTGCATACATGGAAATACCATTCTGATGATATTGACTTCTATAGAGACGTTACATTCAGTGTAAGTGCCAAATTGCCTTGCAGTGGAGAAACATGGGAAGATGCTATTAAACCTGACCGTGTATGTGAGTATGAAGAATATGGCACAGCATATTTAAAGTTTGTTATTGCTACAGAAGAAGATTTTGCAGATGCAGAACGTGCCATTGCTGAATATCGTTCAGCAGGATTTTTAGGCCATGTTTATCTAATGCCAGTAGGCGGTGTAGAAAGTGTTTATGCAATGAACAATCGTAATGTAGCATTGTTAGCAATGAAACACGGATTGCGATACAGTGACAGATTGCAGGTACCGTTATTTAAAAATGAGTGGGGTACTTAATGGGTATTCTAGATCAAGCCGTTATATACATACCAAGAGAAAATAGAATGAAAAAATTTATTAAAAATTTATTTGGCATTGAAGATAAGCCGGTAAAAGTTGAAGAGCCTATAGTACCGGAAGTTAAAGAAGTAGAAGCGGCAACAACAGTACCAAAGGCAAAGAAGCAGAAAACAGCAAAAGAAACTGCAACTGAAAATAAAGAACCCTGGGTAGCAGTTCTCGATACACATGTCAATAAAGATAATATTCGCAATGGTTTTTTTGAACTTGACTGGAACGAGTATTTTGTGTTACAATTAAAAAGTAATGGCTATCAAGGTGATACTGAAGAATCTATTGTTGATCAATGGTTTCAGGATCTATGCAGGAATATCGGAAGCGAAGCAGATATTAATATGGACCGTCGGGGTAGTGGCTATATAATGTTAATAATTTAGGTAATGGTAAATCGGAAATCTCTTAATGAACAAAACATATATTTTAGTAGATACAGCAAATACATTCTTCCGTGCAAGACACGCGACTCGCGGCGATCTTAATGATAAGATTGGTATGAGTCTTGCTACTGTATTAGGCAGTGTTCGTAAAGCATGGCGCGATTTTAAAGGCGATCATGTTATCTTCTTTTTAGAAGGTCGTAGTTGGAGGAAGGATGTGTATGCTCCATACAAACGACAACGTACAGAAGCCCGTGCTGCTCAAAGCCCAAGAGAAGCAGAAGAAGATCGTGTATTTTGGGAAACATTTGATCAGTTTAAAGATTATATTACTAGTAAAACTAACTGTACAGTTTTACAACATCCACAATTAGAAGCAGATGATTTAATTGCAGGTTGGATACAAAGTCATCCCACCGATAATCATATTGTGGTTTCAACAGATGGAGACTTTGCACAATTGATCGCCCCCAATGTTCGTCAATATAATGGTGTGATGCAGATTACAACTACACACGCGGGCTATTTTGATGAAAAAGGTAAGCCTGTTAAAGATAAGAAAACTAATCTACCAAAAGGCGCACCAGACCCAGAATGGTTACTATTTGAGAAGTGTATGCGTGGCGATACTTCCGACAACATTTTTAGTGCTTATCCCGGTGTTAGAGAAAAAGGCACAAAGAATAAGGTCGGACTCCGTGAGGCCTTTGGAGATAGAGTAAGCAAAGGCTATGCGTGGAACAATCTCATGTTGCAACGTTGGTCTGACCACGAAGGTGTTGAGCATCGTGTATTAGATGATTACGTTCGTAATGTACAACTGTGCGATTTAACAGCACAACCGGATAACATTAAAGAGTTAATTAAAGAAACAATAGAAACAGCCACTAAGGCAGAAAAGAACATTCCACAAGTTGGAGTACGATTGCTTAAACTATGCTCTGAATATGATCTAAATAAAATCAGCGAGCAGGTGCAGAGTTATGCAGAACCATTAAATGCGAGGTATATAGCATGAATGCAGTAATTTCAAAAGTTTTAATCCCTAATAAAGAGTTGATTATAGAAGGCAATGGTAAGAAAATTGGAACTATTGCTAAAAATAAAAAAGGATATATCTTTTTACACAAAGGTAAAATGATTAGTATCAAAAATTATAAAGAAATTATTGAAACTCTTGATAGTAACAGTGTTAAACATACATTTGAAATAGAGCCGCTTACATATACCATTTACAATTACCCTTGCAGCTCAAAACCATTTGAACCTGTATATAATGTGAAGAAAAAATTACCGTTATATGCTAAAAGTTCTAAGAGCAAAAGTCAATATTGTGCAGGATATTATGTAATTCAATTCCGTAAAGGATGGGTTAAAAGTTTTTGCCCTAAATTAATTACATTAGAACGCTATCCATTTCACGGTCCCTACAAAACAGAGCAAGAAATGAAGAGTATTTTAAATACCATTAACAAATTATGATGCAACTAAACACATATCCAATTGAGGAATTCTTAAATAAGACTAGAATTGCTATAAAAAGCAATCAGCAAACTGTTCTTTTAACAATAAAAGAAGCAACTGATTTACAAAATAGCTTATCAGTAGTTATGACGCGATTAGCAGGTCAATTAGATCAGATTGTTGCTGCATCTGCCAATATTGAAGTAAAAATGGATGGTGGAAAGTTTTAAAAATCCGATAAATATATACGCACTTTTTGGAGAGTCGTATATAATGTCAAGACCTAAACCTAATGTATTGTTAGAGATAACAAACAAAAAATCATATAAAACAGATCAAGTTTTAGAATCTGACGCCGTTTGGTCTGTGTTTTATCAAGATAAACCGATCAATCTAAAAACCAGTAGTATGGTTGCACAGGAAGTAGGTCCAAAGTATAAGAAAGTATCCTTTGCTAACAGCGGACATGCATTTAATCTAGCCGAAAAGTTAAATAAAATTTTCAATTCTACTGATTTTTCTGTGTATAAACTAACTACAGGTGAAAAAATCACCGATGAATCCAAAACTTAAAATTACCAAATATGTAGCAGTACAGCTTGGGCTTGCTACTGACGATAAATCTATAAGAAAACTAGTACAGATATTTTGGCAAAATATCAGACTTAAAGAAAAAGGTGGGTTATGGCTCACTGAAAAAGGATTTGAATGTTTAGTTGATGCTGGTATCAAGCATCACAGGGTAGAATTTGATGAGTCCATTTATGTTAATAACTCACTTTTGCTTTGGGTAGATCGGAATATTGATTGTCCATTTTATATAACCCATAAAGAAATATATCTTTTTGGAGAAAAGATGGCTGTACAACTGGTGCTATTTGCAGGAAATCTCCAAAAATTACAAAGAGCACAGAAGAGATTTGCTGAAAAACAATAAAGTACTTGACAATAGAAGCAAAATGCAGTATAATTAATACATACTACAGCAAGAAGCAATAGTATTTTTAATTAACTAAACCACTGAAAGTTTTTTATGGCAGAGAAAATTTCCGCAAATCGTACCGTTAGCCCTAACGAAGCTAAACTAGCAATCCGTAAATGCTTGAAAAAGCAGCGCCCTGTATTCATGTGGGGCCCTCCCGGTATTGGTAAATCGGACATCATTAAACAACTAGGCGACGAACAAGCTCGTGAAGTAATTGATGTACGTTTGAGCCTTTGGGAACCCACTGACATTAAAGGTATTCCATATTACAATAGTAACGAAAACACTATGACATGGGCTCCTCCTGCAGAATTGCCCACTGATCCAGAATCAACTGCTATCTTGTTCTTGGATGAGTTAAACTCTGCGGCACCTGCTACACAGGCGGCAGCTTTCCAATTGGTACTGAACCGTCGTGTTGGAACTTATCAACTACCAAAAGGTGTTGCTATTGTAGCAGCAGGTAACCGTGAAACTGACAAGGGCGTTACTTATCGCATGCCTGCTCCGTTGGCTAATCGTTTCTTGCATTTGGAATTGCGTACAGACTACGAAGATTGGCAAGAATGGGCTGTTAAGAATCGCTTGCATGAACAAGTTGTTGGTTATTTGGGCTTTGCTAAACAAGACCTATACGACTTTGATCCTAAGTCCGCAAGTCGTGCGTTTGCTACTCCTCGTTCTTGGTCTTTTGTTAGCGAATTGCTCGAAGATGACGATGTGTCCGATTCTACATTGACTGATCTAATTGCAGGTGCAGTTGGCGAAGGACTTGCTGTTAAGTTTATGGCTCACCGCCGTGTTGCTAAACAGATGCCTAACCCTTCAGACATTTTGGCAGGTAAGGTTAAGAAGTCCAATATCAAAGAGATCTCTGCAATGTACTCATTGAGCATTAGTCTTTGCTACGAACTTCAAGAAGCAGATCGTAAGAAAGTTAAAGGCTGGGATGAGATGGCAGATAACTTCTTTGAATTCTTGATGGAGAACTTCCCAACTGAGCTAATTGTTATGGGTGCTAAAGTTGCATTGACTAGTTATGAACTGCCGTTTGATGCAAGTAAGTTGAAGAACTTTGATCGCTTCCATGAGAAGTATGGCAAATACATTATCCAAGCAATGGAAGGTTAAAATTGGGTCCTTAGGGACCCTTTTTACTTGCTCTTTTGATAAATTTAATGTATAATATACACTTGAACACTAAAAAGGATACACTATGTCGTCAGTAATGAAAACAGAGAAAGTTAAAAAACAAGATTGGGCTAGCAAAGAATTTACCACAACTGAAAAGAATAAGATTCTAGATAAACTTATTACTGCTCGTGTTGGACTATTGCTACGTCATCCATTCTTTGGCAATTTAGCTACACGTCTTAAAATGGTAGATGCATCTGATTGGTGCGGTACATTGGCTACAGACGGTCGTAACTTTTATTACAATAACGGCTTTGTTAATAAACTAACCCCTAAAGAAGCAGAGTTTGGCTTTGCACATGAAGTACTACATAATGTATTTGATCATATGGGTCGTCGTGATCATCGTGATCCTGTATTGTCAAACATTGCCGCAGACTATGCAACAAATCAAATTCTAAAAGATGAACGTATTGGCATTGTTCCAAACTTTATTAAAATTTATCAAGACGACAAATATCGTGGCATGAGCTATGAACAGATCTACGACATTCTTTACGAAAAAGCAGATAAGATTGATATTGCTTCACTAGGTGAATTACTAGATGAACACCTAGATGACGGTGAAAATGGTGAAGGTGGTGAAGGTGGTGATCAAGACGGTACTGGAAACGGTAAAGGTCGTCCTAAACTAACCGCTGAGGAAAAGAAACAGATCCGTGATGAGATCAAAGAAGCAATGGTAGCGGCTGCACAATCCGCAGGTGCTGGACGGGTGCCTGCTGGTATCCAACGTATGATCGGTGACTTCACTGAGCCTAAAATGGATTGGCGTCAGATGTTGCGTATGAATATTCAAAGTATTCTAAAAAGCAATTTTAGTTTCAACCGCCCAAATCGTAAGAGCCAACATTGCGGTGCTATTCTTCCAGGTTTAATGAATGATGAAACCGTAGATGTTTCAGTAGCAATTGACATGAGCGGTAGTATTTCAGACGCAATGGCTAAAGACTTTATCAGTGAAGTTAAAGGCATTATGGACGAGTACAAAGACTTTAAATTAGATCTCTGGTGTTTTGATACAAAAATTTATAACTATGCTTGTTTTGCAGGCGATTCAGCTGACGACATTACATCTTACGAATGTAAAGGTGGTGGTGGTACTGATTTTGATGTCAATTTTGAATTCATGAAAAATCAGAATATTGAACCTAAAAAATTCATTATGTTCACTGATGGATATCCTTGCGGTAGTTGGGGCGACGAAGATTACTGTGATACATTGTTTATTATTCACGGAAACGAAACCATAATTGCACCCTATGGTCAGACTGCACATTATAAATAAAATAGGTATATAATGTCTCTAAATAGAGGAACAATAAATGCTTTGGGATTATTAGGATTAAGAAAACTATCCTTTATCCCAGAACATTTTACGATTCTAACAATAGAGCATAGATTCAATGTTAAGGACATCGAGCATTGGATTGAATATAATCTGAATGGTAGATACGCCATTCTAGAAGGATATGGTTTAGATAGCAACAGGAAAATCAAAGTTACTACTGAAATAGGAATGGAAGATCCAAAAGAACTAACCATGTTAGCAATAGGATGCAATAATTTACATAAGGAAAAATAAAATGGAAGAAAATCAAACTCAAGAAACCGCAGCACCTCAGACACCCGAGCTTACAATCACAGACTTGGCTAATCTACGATCAATTGTAGAAGTGGGAATTCGCCGCGGTGTATTTGCTGCTAATGAAATTTCAGCAGTAGGTGCAACCTATGATAAACTAAATGCATTTTTAGTTGCAGTAGCACCACCAAAAACTGAAGAACAGCCTGCGGCCGCAGAATAATATAAGGAGATTAGCATGGCTAAATTTACCAAACATGTAGGTAAGATGAAAAACAACTCTGCTCGTATTGCAGTAGTATATAGAACAGTTCCAAACGAACCTACTAATGCATTAGTAGTGGGTACTAACGGACTAACTGATTCATATCATGATGCATTAATGAGTCTTATTGAAAGTGATTCAGGACAGCAAGCTAATGAACTAGCAGATATCCTTGCTTCTCGAAGATTTCCAGATGGTACTGTCATGCTACAATACTTGCACGCCAACGGACATCTTAAAAAAGTTCCAACTAATCTTGTATTAATGACTCCTAGCAGTCAATCAACAACACAGTTAGATGAACTCAATAAAATGATTGCTGAACAAAAAGGAATCAGAGTAGAGGATCTTGCGGTTAGTGAAGAAGGAACCGTTAAGGAAACTGCAATTAAAGAAGAAATCATTGTACCAGACGTCGTAGTAGT